ACGGGATCGGCGTTGGGCTGGCGGGTGTGGGATGCGGTGACGAATCTTAAGACGAACTCAGAGAGCGTATCAGCGGGATTTACGCAGCAGCAATCAACTGTCACGTCAGACGTAATCGCAGCGCCAAGCGGTGCGCAAACCGCGGACCTGCTTGTCCCAAATACAACAACAGCCTCTCACGCGTCTTTTAATGCCAGCATTGCTTTGAGCTCGTCAACGCTTTACACCTGGTCATTCTTCTTAAAGGCCGGCGGTTACACTACGGCCCAGCTTTCTTTCACTTCGGGTTTCGGAAGCTTAACTGCATGGGCCAATTTTATTCTTTCCGGCGCTGGGTCTGTCGGATTCAAGGGCACCAGCGGCACGGCTGGAATCCAGGCTTTGCCTAATGGCTGGTATCGCTGCTTTTTGACGGCAACATCTGGCGCGTCCGCAACAACAGGCGGCCCAGTGCTTATTGCCCTTGACTCGGACAGAAATGCTAGGGATCCCAGCTTTGCTGGCAATGGTGTTGATGGTGTCTATGCCTGGGGCGCCCAACTCAACACCGGCCCCCTCGCCCCCTACGTCCCCACCGGAGCCCTCACCGCCAGCAGCACGGCGGACGTGGCGAGCATCACTGGCGCGGCGTTTGCGGGGATCTGGAATCAGGCGGCATGGACGGTGTACAGCGATTCCACGATTGCTGCATCGCAGATCAAAACTCAAGGCGTATGGGAGGCAGCTGGCGGCACCTATGCCAGCAGCCTGAGGCAGCCGCATTCAACCGCGAATCAGTTTCGTGCAGTGGTCGGTGGAACTTTCAGCGCCTCTCCTGGCACTGGCGGGCTACTGACTGCCGGAACCACAAAGGCTGCAGTGGCTGCCATAGGCGCAGCTGGTCGGTTACAGGTTGGCGATGCAGGAGCTGACATCACGAGTGCCAATGCGCCAGATCCGACGGTGCTGTGGATTGGCAACTTGAACAGCGCGACACAACTTAACGGCTACATCCGCGAGATGGCGACACTCAAGTCCCGCCGTCCCAACGCCAACCTTCAGGCGATGATGCAATGAAGCACTACACCCTCCGATTCCCCGATCACCAGGCCGCCCATGATGCAGCCGGTGGTGCCGGCTACCTTGACGACGACGGCGAGTTGGTCAGCCTCGGCCACAAAGGTGCCCTCGACATCATCGGCGAAGTCACGATCCCCGGCACCTACGACGAGGACGGCAACGAGCTGACCCCGCCGACTCTTCTCCCTGGATTCTTCGTCAACTGCGCCTTGCCGGTGCTGCCGCGGTCCCTGCGGTTCTTCTCCGTGCCCTACGGCAGCGGTGGGCGCGTGTTCGCCGGCACCGAGCCTGAACCCGATGCCTGGCCGCCAACAGAGCTGAACCCATGACCACCAGGCGCGAAGGCATCCTCGCCCACATAGCTTCCATCCTCGCTGCCACCTCCGGCATCACCGGCGTCTACCGCTCCCGGGTCGAGGCCTTCGCTCGTGATGAAGCGCCGGTGATCATCATCGAGCCCGCTGCCGATCGTTGCGTCCCGATCAACAACTGCAAGCTGGCATGGACGATGGACGTTGCGATCGTCGTTCACACCCGCGGCAATGTGCCCGACACCCTCGCAGATCCGATCATCGAATCCGCTCACTCGATCCTCATGGCCGACCGCACCCTGGGGAATCGCGTGATCGACATCGTGCCAACGACGATGGATCCACAACGGGACAAGGCGGACATGACGTCGCTGTGGCAGATCAACACCTACCAGGTCAGCTACCGTACGAGCCAGAGCAATCTGGCGACGGGCTGACGTAGAATCAGCCTGTCGCCTGTGCATGATGGCTCGCACCAGTTCGCCACAGCCGCAAGAGCTGCCGCCTCTGCCGAGTGTCGGTGGAAGCTATGTGCTGACCGATGGCCAATGGCTGGCAGTGCAGCAGACCACCCAGCCTGGTGAAGCGCAGCCGACCACCGCACAACCTGAGGACTGATCATGGCCCTGTGGCGCAATCGACTCGCGCTCGTCAAGTCCGAGTCCACCTACGGCACCAGTTCCTCCCCGGCGGCGACCGATGCCCTGCTCTTCACTGAGCTCGACGTCGAGCCCCTGGCGATGGAACTGCTCGAGCGCGAGACGATCCAGGCCTACATGGGCAACCGGCCCAGCGTCGTCGGGCAGCGATCGGTCCCCGTCAAGGCCACCGTCGAGATGGCAGGCTCCGGTACCGCCGGCACCGCCCCCCGCTACGGCCCCCTGCTGAAGGCCTGTGGCCTCAGCGAGACCATCGTGTCCAGCACGAGCGTCACCTATGCCCCGGTGAGCACGGGCTTCAGCTCCTACACGATGGACTTCTATGCCGACAACGGCAGCCGCCAGGCGATCACCGGCATCCGCGGCACCGGTGAGTTCAGCCTGACGACCGGCGAGATCCCGACGATCGCCTTCGATCAGATGGGAATCTTCGCTGCTCCTGGCGCTCTCTCCCGTCCGACCGAGACCTACTCGAACCAGGCTGCCCCGGTTGCCGTCAACGCCGACAACACCGCGACGGTCACGGTCCATGGATTCTCGGCCTGCATGACGCAGTTCAGCCTGAGCCTCGGCAACGAGATGGTGTTCGAACAGAAGGCCGGCTGCTCGAAGCAGGTGCGGCTCACCGATCGCAAGACCACCGGCAGCATCACGATCGAGCTGCCTGCGATCGGCAGCAAGGACTTCATCAGCATTGCCTCGGCTCAGACTGCTGGTGCCATCACCTGGACCCACAGCGGTGCCGCCGGCAACATCATTACCTTCCTCGCCAGCTACTGCGCCTTCGATGCTCCGACCTTCGAGGATGGCGACAGCGTGACGCACGTCACCCTCCCCTTCCGTTGCCTGCCAAGCACCGGCAACGACGAGTTCTCCTTCGCGTTCACCTGATCCATGGCCTTCATCCTCGAGCAGTCGCCGACCTTCAGCTGGCCAATCGTGATCCGCGAGACGCAGGACGGAGGCAGGGTTCGCACCCATCAGTTCACCGCCATCTTCCGCCGGCTGCCTCAGTCGCGGATGGAGGAGGTTCAGCTGCAGTACCAGGCGATCAAGGTCGCGGCGCAGCGTGGCGAACCGATCGAGGGGATCCCGACCCGGGCGATCGCCGATGAGATCCTCGAAGGCTGGGAGGGGATCACCACGACTGACGGCCAGCCGGTTGAGGTGACGCCAGAGAGCCGAGCGAAACTGCTCGAAGTGGCAACCGTGGCCGATGTCCTGGTCACGACCTACTTCGAGGCGCACGACAAGGCGCGAGCAAAAAACTGACAGGCGCCGTGGATCACCTGCTCAAGGGGAAGGGTGACACGGCGCAGCTTCAACGAGACGCCGCCGCCTACGGCATCACCTTGGAGGCGCACCACCTGGAGCCGGAACGGTACCGGCTGTGGGCGGATCTGTGGCCGGCGGTGAATGTCTTCCAGCGCTGCCAGACGCAATGGCGCAGTGGGCCCACGGGCCTTCTGGGTCTGGACTATGGCGCGGTGTTTCAGATGGCACCGCTGCTGGGAGTGGAGCTTGACGGCAGAATGATGGAGGACGTGCAGGCGATGGAGCTACATGCACGCGACCAGCTGAACCGACGTCTGCAGAGGAGGAGCTGAGATGGCCGTCATGGATGCACTGCTCAGGATCAAGGCTGCGGTGACTGGCGGCGAGGCGATCCAGCAGCTCGGCGCCAGGCTGGGCAAGCTCAACTCGACAGCGAACCAGGTAGGAGGTGGTCTGTCGCGCCTGGCCGGAGCGGCTGGCAATGTGGTTGGTGGACTGCAAGGCCTGGTGCCCTTGGCCTCCGGTGCTGGCCTTGTGGCTTTGGCACAGAAGTCGATCGATACTGGTGACAAGCTGTTCGACATGTCGCAGAAGACCGGTGTCGCGGTCGAGCAGCTCAGTCGATTGTCTAAGGCAGGCAGACTCACTGGTGTCGATATCGATCAGATCAGCAAGTCGATCGTGAAGTTCAGCCGAGCTTTGGTTGATGGCAAGGCAGATGGTGCACTGAAAGAGCTTGGTGTCGCATCGAAAGATGCAAGCGGGAATCTAAGGGCAACCGATCAGATCATTCTCGACATCGCAGACAGGTTCGCAAAGATGCCAGACGGGGCGCAAAAGACAGCTCTCGCAATGGAACTATTTGGCAAGGCTGGTGCCGACATGGTGCCGTTGCTGAACATGGGCCGGCAAGAGATTGAGAAGTTCACAGGGATGAGCACAAAGTTCGCAGAGCAAGCGGACAGAACATCAGACAGCATGGTCAAGATGCAGGGCAAGATCGGTGCTATTGGTGGCATGGTCGCACAAGTGCTCATGCCAGCAATGGAGGCAGTCACAAATACGATGACGGTAGTGCTTGATCTGTTTATCAAATTGCCCGGTCCTATTCAGGGCATCATTGGCGCCATCGCCATCCTCTCGATCGCCATGCTGGCACTGGCCCCGGCAATGGCTGCCGTCGTGACGATCATCACCGCTCTGACTGCCCTGCCTGTGGCGGCCACCATCGCCGGCTGGCTCGGTGCTGCCATCCCGGCAGTCGCCTCCATCACCAGCGCCCTGGTGGGTCTGCTGGCATTCATGACCAGCACCTTCCTCCCCGGCATGATCGCCGTCTTCACCGGCCCCGTCGGCTGGACCATCCTCGCCATCGCTGCCGTCACCGCCATGGTGATCGCCTTCCGCAAGCCCATCGGTGAGTTCCTCGCCTGGCTGGGACAGAACTTGCAGACTGGCCTCAAGGTCGCTATCGACATCGCCTACAAGGTGTTCGTCCAGCCCTGGGTGACGCTGTTTAACCTGACCCTGCGACAGCCGATCAGCGACCTGTTCAGCTGGATGGTCGGCGCTGTCCGGGCACCGCTGCAGGCGATCGGCAGCTTCGTCCGTGAGGTCTTCAACGGCATCCTCAACGCCATCGCCAGTGGCATCAACGCCGCGGTCGGTGCGATCAATACCCTGATCCGCGCCTACAACTCTCTGCCCACCCCGGACCTCCCCCTGGTGCCGGCGGTGTCGGTGCCGCGATTCGCCGAAGGTGGCGTTGTCGATCGCCCAACCCTGGCCATGGTCGGCGAAGGTGGCGAGCGAGAGTACATCATCCCCGAATCCAAGATGGCGGCGGCCTCCGCCCGCTACCTCGCCGGCACCCGTGGCGGCAGTGTGGTGAACGCCGGGCCGGCCACCATCAACGTCTCCACGGGGCCCGTCATGCAGGCTCAGGGTCAGCAGTGGGTGACGCTTGGTGATCTCGAGCGGGCGATGCGGCAGACCGAGACCACGACGCTCGCGAGGATCCGCACGTTCTACGGTCGACGCTCGATGGGGATCGCATAATGAATCGCGCGCAGGCAGGTTATCTCAGGATCTACGATTCTGCAGGCACAACGTATCAGCGCTGGCAGAACTTCTACAGCAACAAGATCATCACGTGGAGCAGCGCGCAGTGGGTCTACGTTCCGTTCACCTCATCTGGTGTTGCGTCCGGCGCCACCGGTGATGAAGGCGGAATCACGATCACAATGCCGGCAACGTCGGTCGTGGTCCAGGCGGTGCAGCTGGCGATGGAGCAGGCACGGCTGTTCGAGGTGTCGGTCTATGAGTTCGATGCCGAGAGCGCCGGTGTCGTCACTCCACCCGTGAGCCAGCAGCTGATCTCCAGATTCCTCGGTGAGATCGCCACTGCGTCCGAGGCAGACTTCCAGTACACGCTGCAGCTAGGCTCAAGCCTGGCGCCGGTCGGTGCTCAGTTCCCACCGCGGACGCTGACGACCAATCTGATGGGGATGGGGATGAGCTTCTGATGACCGCCTTCGCTGCTGCTGCCGAGACTCAGCCACCACTCCTCGACGCCGGCGCGGTCGTCACGCAGGACCTGTGTGGCCAGCAGAAGGTGGCGACTATCGGCCAGCCGGTGCCGATCATCTTCGCTCGCAGGATCAGCAGCCGCGGGGGCGTGATGGTCTCGCCGCCGGCGACCGATGCTCGATTCTCCAACGATGCCAGCAACACGCTGACGGCCAGCTACCACCTGATCCTGGGCGATGGCCCGATGGGTTCCCTCCAGGTGCGCGACGTCTACCAGTGCGCATGCCGTGTCGGCAGCTTCACCCAGACCTACGACCAACGTGCCGGCGACTGGAGCCCAGGGAACTTCCTCGAGGCCAGGGCCGGCTACACCCTGCAGGACGTGCCGGACTACTGCGGCAGCATGGGCACCTGCACCGGGCTGACGACGGTCTCCTTCACCAACACCTACCCGAACGGGTCGAGCGATTGGAACCGACAGGTGCAGACCTTCGTCCGGTCTGGTCGCACCGTTACCCGCCTGGCCGATAGCACGTCGGGCCCCTCGAGCAACTTCGCCGACCTGTTCAAGCTGGCGATGGAGATCAGCGCGAAGCTGCCGAGCGACATGATCGACACCACACGGCTGCAGACGGCGGCCCTGTTCCTCGATGCGAACCAGCTCTACTGCGACATCGAGGTGAGCGACAGCAACAACCTGCCGGACTTCATCGCCGCCCATGCTCCCTACTTCCTGCTGCGGGAGACGAGGGTGAACGGCAAGCGGGGCCTGCGGCCGCTGCTGCCGATCGATGGCGCCTATGCGATCCGGACCGATGCGATCCCGTGGGAGTTCGAGTTCAACGAGGACTACGTCCTGCCCGGTTCCATCAGTCTGGACTTCACGCCCCTCGAGCAGCGGAAGCCGGTGCTGATGGTGGGCCTGTGGCGGCAGCAGCCGGACGACAGCTTCGGCATCGCCCGCAGCGCAGAGGTGGGCTACCCGAACGACCGCACCAGCGGCAACGTCGAGCAGCACGACATGAGCGCGTTCTGCACCCATGAGCTGCACGCTGTGCGGGCGATGGCCTACCGGCGTTCACGCCGTCGCTACAGCACCCACACCGCATCATGGACGTGCCGGCCTGAGGTCTACAACCGCGTGCTGGAGGAGGGCGACATCGTGCGGCTGACGTTCGATCGTGTCGCCAGCGATGGCAGCACCACGACGCACGACTTCCTCTACCAGCTGGACCAGATCATCAAGACGCCGACGGGTGAGATCGAGTTTCAGGCGACGCACTTCCCGATCGATGCGACGGGCCGGAGTGTGATTGCCCTGGACGTGATGTCGGCGCAGGCGCAGGGGCACGTCTACACGACGATCAGGACGGGCCTGGACTGCGACGACGACAGCGGTGGGGATCGAGCGACGGACACAAGCGTGCCAGCGTCGGTGGGGCAGGCTGTGGGTCCTGGCGCAGCACCAGCACCGCCGGGCGATCCGCCGACACTGCCGTCAAATCCTCGCCTGCCTGATGAACCAGATCAACCGCCTATGCCACCAGGTGGCTATAACCCACCGAGCACACCGCCAGCACCATCGCCGACGCCACCGGATGAGTATCCTGGATGCTTGGAGGATTGTGTGTCGCAGACCATCTGTGGCGATGATCTTAATAGCCTCGCCTGCCCAGCAGGCTCAACGTATGCCGGTGAAGCAGATTTGGGCGGAAGCTATTGCATTTTCTGCCAAATCTGCGCACCAAAGTCAGCGCCGCCTGATTGCACTTCACCACCGCTAGGACAGGAAGGATACTGGCGTTATGTCCTAACCTCAGCAAGCGGCTGTGCCTCACTGACTGGCAGTGTTGCTGCAAACTCAACAACAAGCCAATGGCTAGTTATCAATGCTAACAATCAGGTTGTTTTTGGATTTGACGCTGTAGAGCCCCAGAACACTCAGTATTACATCGGATCAGGACAAGGACCATTGAATGCAAGCGGTTCACAAACACTTGTCGCCAACTGTGATTATGGTGGATCTGATACAGCCTGGCTGGTACGATACAATGTAGCTTCTGGAGGCCTGGCTTTTGGTGCTGCTACATACCTTCCTTTTGCCCTGAAAATCACCGGCTGTGCTTGCAGTAATCCTCCGACAACTGCTGGTACCGTCAGCTCGTTCTCTGGCAAATGGCAGTTCAGCCCAACCGCAAGCTCTAGCAACATTACCTGGGAAAGCTCATGACCATGCCCGATCTCCCCACCATGGCCGAGTCGCTCATCGTCACCGCCGGCCAGGCGCTCACCAATGGCTTCGTCGACCAGGACATCTACAACCAGCGGCTCGCCACCTGCTTCAGCTGCGAGCAGTTCAACCATGATTCCCGCCGCTGTGCCCTCTGCGGTTGCTTCATGGTCGCCAAGGCACGCATCGGCGGTGATCCCAAGGCGCTCTGTCCTCAAGGCATCTGGCAGCGATAACCCATGGCCACCTTCCCTTCCCTCAACCCGGCGACACGGATCTTCACTCCGCCATCAAACCAGCTGCAGCGCACCCGCTCCCTCAGCGGCGTCTATGAATCCGTCCTCCTCGGTAGCGCACCACGCGATGCACGCATTGAGCTATCCTTCGCAGCCCTCAGCACCGCCGACAAGGATCTGATCGTCAGCCACTACGACGGGCAGGAGTCGGACTTTATCGCCTTCGATCTACCCTCTGCCCTCTTCTCTGGTCACACCGCTGCGAACTACCTGACCGCCGGTTACCTCTGGCGTTACGACGCACCACCAGAAGTCGTCGACATTACATCCGATCAGTCCAGCGGTTGCGCCCTCGTTCACAACGTCTCGGTCACCCTGATCTCTGAAGTCGCGGCACTCATGTTCGTCGTCGGTGCTGACCTTCGCCTCTCCCTCTCCATCACCCCTGGTGCCGCCACCGCCTCAAGCTCCGCTGCTGGTGCTGCCCTCACGCTCACCCTCTCCCTTGATGCTGGCCTGGCGACGGCCTCCTAAACTCCAACCATCGCGCACCTTCAATGGCCAGCCTGATCTACAACAGCTTCCACCGCGACCTGGCCACCGGTGTGATCGATGCCGACACCGACACCTTCAAGGTGATGCTCGTCACCTCGTCCTACACCCCAGACAAGGACGTTCACGACAAGCGGAACGACATCACCAACGAAGTTACCGGCACCGGCTATAGCACCGGCGGCGTGACCTCTGCTGCCACCGTCACCCTCAGCACGGCGAACGATCGGACCACCATCCAGTTCGGTGCCGTCTCCTGGGCCAGCTCCACCATCACCGCCCGGGGCGCCGTCTACTACAAGTCCCGCGGCGGAGCCAGCTCGGCCGATGAGCTGGTGGCCTACAACGACTTCGGCACCGACGTCTCGACCACCTCCGGCACCTTCTCCCTGGCGGCCACCACCGTGACCATCCAGAACTGATGGCCTACTTCCCGGCCCTCGCGCCGAACGAGCGCAGCTACGACCTGGGGCGGCATCCCGTCACGACACAGCCGGGCTGGGCTGGTGGTGCCATCCGCTTCCGCACCTGCCCGACTCGCACCGGTGCGACCCTGTCGCTCAGCTTCCTCAACCTGACCCAGACCGAGGCCGCGCTGATCCGTTCTCACTTCGCCACCCAGGGCAGCGGTGCGATCCCCTTTCAGCTCGGCTCCATCACCCTCTCCGACCCTCGCTACTGGGTCTACCTCGAGCCGCCGCAGGAGACGCATCGATCGGGGAGTGTCATCGACGTCACCGTCAGGCTGCAGGCGGTGATCTGACCGGCTGCCATCCGTTACCCTTCAGCTGCAGGAGGAGCGCATGCCAGACCACGAGGTGAGTCACGGAGACATCCTCCGTGCAATCGGGAACATCGAGGGCCGTCTCGATGCCATCCTCACAGCCATGACCAACAACCGGGACGACATCGTCGAGGCGTTCCGGCGGCTCAACGAAGCAGAGAAGCGCATCGCCCAGGGCGTCATCCTCGCTGTCGTTGTGTCCGTCGTCATGCCCGTCGTGGTGGTCATGCTGTCGCCGCGTCTAGAGTTCGGACCAGACATCCCGCGGCAGCATCAGGCGTCATGATCGGTCCCACGAAGCGGCCACAGGACTGCGGCTTCAGGCCTGGCGACAGCCACCTGATCGTCAACGACATCACCGAGCGGGCGAAGGCCTTCAGCTTCTCTGGTCAGCTGCTGTGGGAGATCCCCTGCCTGGCCCGTGGGCAGGGGTCTGACTACGACTGGGCCGGCGTCGGAACCGACACGCCCCCGGGCCTCTACAAGATCGGCGCGATCTACCGCGACTATGAGATCGACCCGGTGCCGGTCTACAGCCGCAACGTCATGGCCTATGGCTGGTACAGCTTCGACCTGGTGGAGCTCGAGGGGCAGGAGCAGCGGCACGGGCGGGCCGGCATCATGATCCACGGCGGCGGATCCGCCTGCGGCTGGCCTGGGGCATGGGAACCACGCCAGCCCCTGGTGCCGACGCTCGGCTGCATCCGTCTCCACAACGCCGACCTGCGCGACCGGATCCTGCCCCTCACCGCCAGCGGTGCTGTCTTCGTCAGCGTCTACCAGGAGGGCTGATGGAATTGGCTGACCTGGTTCGCATCTACCCTGCGGTGCTCAGCCCCGCCACCTGCCGCAGCCTGATCGAAGGCTTCGAGCATCGCAACCACCTGCAGCATCGGATCGATGATGACGACTGCCGGGTGACGAAGCTCAACCTCAGCCACGACTGGCCCGAAGCGCAGCTCGACATCCTCGATGCTCTGATCCCACAGTTCGAGGCCTACTCCTCCGACCTTGCCATCGGCCCACACCAGTGGCCCGACGACCTGACGCTGGAGAACATCTGGATCAGCCGCTACAACCCGCACGTCGATGAATGCCCTGAGCATGTTGACGTGGTCGACCACGGCACCGCCCGGCGGTTCCTGTCGATCCTGATCTGGCTCAACGACGTCCGCGACGGCGGCGAGACCGACTTCCCGCTGTGGCGGCAGGCG